TCATTACTCATCAAGTAACGAATCAATGAATAGATGATGAGTGATTTACCCGAGGCGGTTGGACTAATTATCGTTTGACGACGATTGGACAAAGCAGAATATATCGCTGCGTACTGATAATCGCGAACTTCAAGAGGGTCACCTTTAGAATGCAAATTCAATCCATTAACGAAACTGAAACATTCCTCTCTCGAAATTGAATTTGGTGTTTCTTCTTCAGTATAGAAGAAATCATAGTCTCTAGCTTCGCAGAACTTCTTGAGATCAGGAATCAAACCTGTATAGGTTCGCGATTTATGAATATTGATTAAATGAATTTGCCCATCCCACACCTTCTCTTTATAAAGAGGCATGTGCTGATAGCCTGGAACCAAGAACGAAAAGACATCATCCAATTCATAAAGCATCGACAAATCACAGTCGAGCCTAATCCAAGTATTGTTGATTTTAGTTATTGTTAATGAATCAGTCATTAATAGCCGCCACCAATAAATCTTTGATAATCGAACAAGGTCTTTAAATGATTCCCTCTATCACGGATATGCCACAATATTGATTCCAACATCTTTAATTGGGCTTCATTTGTGTCATAGATATCTTGAACTTCAATTATATCATTATCATTCTTCAGCGTCAAATCCCAATCGTTAGCATTCTGGGGTTTTAAACCCTGATATTGCTCCCATCCAAGTTGGGCAAGCGTGTGTTTATCCATCATTCCTTTATAATATTGTATTTTCAAATGTTTAAGTTTACCCATCCGTTTCTTAGTTTGGATCTGAAACTTAGAGGTATCCATGTACATTTTCATATATTTGAAATGTAAAGCTGACAGTTTAGCAATCTCGGAATCTATGTGAGATTGGTCTAAATTCTTGTCAGATTCCCATTCGGCTAAGACGTCATCTATGGTAATCATACGAATCCCCACTTACTAATGTAGTCATATTATACAGTTTACTAATAAATGTCAAATGGAATAGTCGGCAAAATGGGTACAGAACTATGACCGGAAGCGCGCAAAATCCTGGCATAATTCAAAACCTGTCAAGGGAAATTTGCAATTTAAGCCGTGAAGATTTGCCGGTGCATATTAAAAAACCAGTCGTTAATGACTTGACAATTAATTTAATTTCTGTATAATACCAACATCAAGTCCTTCGCGCGCGAAGCGAACATTTGGACGAACGAAGTGAGGACAAATGTTCACATGAACGAAAAGCATTATAGTGTTGATACAGATCGCCAGAGGCGATGAATATTCATTCGGATTAGATTCCAGATATTCAAATGTATCATGTTGCGGTCATTGTTAGGTTTTGGTGAGAAGTTTATCTCATTGGAACACGAAGTTGTTATACACGAAAGTTGCATCTAATTGAACAGGACTTGAACTAGCCTGTGCACCATCCATTTCAAATGATGAGATGTTCACAGGCATTACATCATTAAATTGCCACTTCCTGTTGCCTATCTCTACAATGCAATCAGAAAACGAATCAGATGCTAGTCCGTTGACTGATATGTTATACATCCAAGTATAGAGCTCATTGTAAACATTGAGCTGCTCGTCCACTAGTATTCTAGTCACTAGTGGGTCCATTCGTAATTTCTCGCCTGCAACCTTCAAATCGTGAATTCTAGTAGGGTGATCTGCAAATCCAAGTTGTAGGTCTGGAATTCGCACCTTCGTAGCCCAAAATTCTACATGCGGAATTTTGGAAAAAATCAACTTGAAAAAGTTCGACTGAAGAACACTCAGTTCGTATCCGTCACAGGGTATGAATAATTTGCTCATGACACTCTCCTACACTAATGTAATATTTATGACGCAAAAAAAGCCCCTCCGAAGAGGGGCTAAAACAATATACTTCGTTTTTATTTTAGTTACATTAGGTTTGCAACCTTCACCAAACGATAGTAACCATTCTTACCAGCTACTAGGTTAGCATTGTTGTCAGACTCAGAAGAAGCCTGTGCCAATGGGTTACCGATCATGCCGTAACGGGTCTTGAATGCAATCTTTGGCTGGAATGTTGATGGATCAACAGCACGCATCAACTGTAGTGGAACATATGGGCAGTAGAACATGCCGGCATCAAATGGGCTTGCACCCTTGTAGCCTACCATGTAGAACTGATTAACACCACCATTAGCCATGTATGGGTCAACGTACACCTTGTAACGACCACTCAATACACCAGCAAATGTTGATGAAGACTCGTCAACATTTAGGTTAGCCTGAATAGCAGGTGCATAATCCAACATTCCTGCCATAGCGAGAGCTGATGCTACATCGCTTGAGCAAAGAATGAAGTTACCCTTACCACGACGTGTGACCTGTGCAATGCGGTTAGCATCACGCTCGATCTGGAACAACATACCCTTGAAACGCTCAACTGACCAACGACCATTTGCATCTACGTCTAGGTCGAATGTACCAGCTGTATTTACTGTACCTGTCTCAGCACCGGGCATAGCAATTGTGTACATAGTACGAATTACTTCACGATTGATTTCTGCAAGAATTTCGCGGCTAAGAATGTTGCTTAGCTCTGATTCTGCATCCAATCCATGAACTGCCTTAAGGTCCTGCTGCAATTCAACTGAATACTCTGCCTTCAATGCACGAGACTTAGCTGTTACAGTGTGCTTCTCGATTGTGAAGCCCATTTCTGCATATGTACCATTAGTGATACCACCTTCTGCAGTTGCTGTTGCAACTGGTGCACCCTTTGTGAATCCAGGTGTGCCATCCCATGGTGATAGACCAGTTGTGCTGTCAACAGGTGATGTACCAGCCTGTGTACCAGAACCAGAATATGCTGAATTAGCTTCGTTGAATAGTGCTTCTGTTGCTAGGGTTAGATCAGCATTGTCATTGTAACGAGACTTCAAGCTGAATACTAGACCTGTAGGCATTGTCATTGGCTGTACGCCGCAAATGTCATAAGCAATAAGCTGTGGCATTGAACGACGAATTAGACCAATAAGAACTGGATCCCACTTTGCTGCGTTACCAGTTACGTTAACTGGAGCTGCTTCCTGAAGGGCTAGACGCTCTTCCTCTAGTGCGCGCTGCTGATTCTCAAGGAGAACTGCAGTTACGTTACGACGATATGAATCCTTAATAGGAGCCTGATCTGGATGATCTAGAACAGGTGCCCACTTCTCTTGCAACTGCTCTTCGGTTAAAAAGTTACTCATAATTGAATTACCTCTTTATTATTTCTTAAAAGTTAGGGGACTTGATAGAGCCTTAACATAAGCGTTAATGGTCTCTGATGTCTTTTCATCGACTAGTAGTGGTGTGTCCATGTTAAGTGCTACGGACTCATTCACTGTAGCCTTAGAAGGAAAATAGCTTTCCTTAATTGTCTTAATTTTATTTACAAATGATTCCTCAGATTCAAAATCAACATTCTCGCACAATGAAAGGAACTTTTCAAACTGTGAATCGGTTAGTTCTTCACCAACCATTTCGATGTTGCGAAGCTTTCTTAGCTCAACAACTTCTTCTTCAAGCTCTGCCACCTTTTGAGCAGCTTCTGCTAATTGTGATTCAAAGCTTTCGAGTCTCTCTACTTGCTCATCAAGAATGTCAGCTTTTTCCTCTGGAATATCAACGTAATGGTCGTTAAACAACTTCTTAAGTCCATCAATAAATTCTTCTACCAAGTCTGCCTTAACTCCACGCTCAATGGCTAGCTGATTTTCTGTCACCCATTCCTCAACAATTGTGCCAAGGTATCCATCTATCTTATCAACTAATTCCTCTTGAACAGAGATAATTGCATCGTTTAACATCTCATTATATTGCTCTTCGAGCTGAGCAACTTGCTTCTTAACACCGTCAGCTACAGCAGCTTCAAAAATTGTAGTTGCCTTAGTACGGAATTCTTCTGATAGCTCTTCACCACTTAGGAGAGCATCAATGTGTTCTTTTACAGAAGGTGCGTCGTCGTCATCCTTGTCGTCGGCATCATCCTCCTCCTTGTCATCATCATCATCCTTGTCGGAATCTTCTTCCTCTTTATCCTCTGATACTACAGGAGCTTCACTTTCGG